ACATACACAAAGTGCTGAGTTCTACAAGAAAGAGATTACTCGGCTTAACAAACTTAAGAAGGAAATCTAATCATGGGCACTACTCATCATATTTATCGTCCTAGTGAGCGAGTTTCTAATTGTGTAGATAAGCTTACTATTGCAATGTTGAAACAAGGAATTCTTCGAGTGGAAGATGAACTTAAAGTTAGGCAGATACTACAAGTAGAAATTCTTAGGTGTGTAATTGATATTCAGAATGATACTTTTGCTAATAGCACTATTTATCCTAGTCCACAAATTAAAGAAGGATTTAATACTCTAGGTGACCATGATAGAGACTGATTAATAAATATTCCTGGAGGGAATTACATTGGCCAAAATACTTTGTGGATATTCATCCATCCTATTTAATTGTGATTACTTCCCAATAACCTTACGTGCAAGGGAATCCCACCATCCAATTTTCAATGTACCTCAACGTAAACTATTCACATATCTACATAAGTGGAGTACAAGAGAATTAACTAATGTTGATTCATATCTTCTATTCCTTGCGATGCTTAATAGCAGTGAACTTGTAGACTTTCGTATACCAGCAATTAGAACTGATCAAACAGATTCCATTGTTGCACAGAACATGGAATACTTATTTAAGACAGTTCTCAAAATCAATGAAGTAAATACTCCTACAGTTCAATTTCCTCGCTTTGCTATAACAACTGATACTCGTGGACTTCAAAACATACAATATTGGATAGATATCTGGGCGGAGAAATATAATGATTTTGCTACTAAAGCTGGTAAAGATTACGATACACATAAGTTAGTTCATAAAGAAGCCAGACTAGAAAAACTGATCAAGAATCCTCATAAGACAATCAAAGATTACGCTTTCTATCTAGCTGAATGGGCAGCAGATGCTGGAGCATTTCCTACATTCAATATAAATAATCCAGTTACTGGACTTCCAACATCTCTAAGTGATTATTGGAAAGATATTATAGTAAAGGCAGCAACTAACTATCAAATATATACTATTGTAGATAAGGACTTGCAAGAACTTCTAGATCACTGTGAAGAAAACATCAATAGAATAGGTTCCATTTATTCACAAAAACTATTTTCTCTCCTTGAACATGCAGAGAGAGTTAAAAAGAATTTCATGGAGCTTGGTGATATTGATCTATCTAAGACTAAGTATCATCTTCTAGATGCTCAAGATACTGTAGAAGAAGCAAATCTTAGAGCAGCTGTAGATAGTGCACCTCCTGAGATGCCTATTCGAGAGAACTACCCAACTAAATTTCAGTATCTCAAGGCTAAATACAATTGGGATATGTACGTTAAACATAAGAAGGAACTATGATGGCTAAGCCCACCATTTCAATGGATAAACTTAAAGAACTAGCTAAGAATATAAAACGAATTACAGAGACTCCAGTACAAGAAGCAGTCAAAGAAGTAGTTAATAATCCTCCAGTTCTTAAAGAAGAAAAGCCAGAAGCTTACCAGTTAACTGACAAGTATGGTAATCTAATTACCTACAATGATAATCAGCTTCGAGCAATTAACTATGCTAAGACTGGTAAGGATTTTGTTCTAATTGGAGCTGCAGGTACAGGTAAAACTACTTGTATGAAAGGTGTTACTCTAGAACTAATTCAGAGTGGTAAAGCAGGAACATTGCAAGCTGAAGGACATAAGTATCTTAAGGATAACACTCCAGGTATTGTAGTTTGTGCTTATACTCGCATTGCAGTTCGTAATATTCGTAAGAATATGGATGCTTCAATGCAGGATAATTGTATCACAATCCATAAACTTCTAGAATATCAACCTGTTTACTATGAAGTAGAAGATCCTGAGACTGGTCAATCAACAACAAAAATGTCTTTTGAACCTGCAAGAGATGAAGTTAATCCTCTCCCACGCAGTATTAAGATTATTGTATTTGAAGAATCTTCAATGCTTGGTCTTGATCTTTACAAGAGACTGATGAGAGCGTGTAGGCATGAAGTTCAATTCATTTTCCTTGGAGATATTCAACAGTTACCTCCAGTATTTGGTCCTGCTATTCTAGGATTCAAACTCCTTGAACTGCCTGTAGTAGAACTAACTGAAGTTTATCGTCAGGCTTTGGAATCTCCAATCATCAGACTTGCACATAGAATCCTTAGTGCCAAACCTATTCCTAAAACAGAACTTCCAGATTGGAAAATTCCTGGTCAACTTACTATTAGGCCATGGCAAAAGAAAATCTCCGCAGATAATGCCATGTTAACTATAATGGAATTTTTCAAACAGGCTTATGATGCTGGAGTGTACGATAACAAGCAAGATATGGTTCTAATGACTTTCAATAAAGCATTCGGAACTATTGAACTTAACAATGCTATTGCTGGTCATATTGCTAAAGCTGGTAATCATGTAGTGTATCAAATAATTGCAGGCTTCAACAAACATCATTTCAGAATTGGTGAACGAGTTCTATATGATAAGGAAGATGCAGAAATTGTAGACATCCAACCTAATCTAAGTTATACAGGTACAAGTTATGCGCCTCCTTCAGTTCATTTAGATTACTGGGGCTTTACAAATGCTACTAGTAAATCTGATATCACATCAATGCTAGATAATGATACCGATCCAGATGATGCATTGGATGATATTCTAGAACAACAAGCATCATCAGATGTGGAGGATAGAGTTAAGAAAGCATCACACATTATCACTCTTAAGATGCTTGATAGTGATGTAGATATCAAACTAGATACTGCATCTGCAATTAATTCTCTACTGCTTGGTTATGCTTTGACAGTACATAAAGCACAAGGTTCTGAATGGCGTAAGGTATTCTTTGTATGTCATCAATCCAATAACACAATGATTCAAAGGGAGATGTTGTATACTGCAGTTACTCGTGCTAGAGAAGAACTATATGTAGTATGTGAACAAGATACATTTGTTAATGGAATTAAATCTCAACGAGTAAGGGGTAATACTATAGCAGAGAAGGCAGAGTTCTTTAAAGGGAAACTTACTGCTGGTTATTCACTTGATCCTTTCAAAGATTAGGATTAATATGTATAAAGTTTTTGCTGTAGGTCTTGTCACATTCACAGTAGTTCTTACTAGTCTAATCTATGTACTTAATCTTTCAGTTCAAGAAGAAAGAAGGAGGTTTAAAGAACACCTTGAACATAGAATGAAATGCATAGAACATTCAGATGGTACTTTCATTTGTGTGAGGGATGAAACCAAACAGTCTACTTAAATTAACCCATGGGGGCTACTTGACAACGCTCCCGCACTTTGCTATTCTCACAGTGGGCCAGGATTTAATCAAAAATATCTGGCCTACAAACTCCACTAACTTACAGGAAATTGAAAATGTCTTCTGCTGAAAACAATGCTACCACTGTTGAAGAATCTCAGGCTCAGGAAGTTATCAATACCACTGATATGAAGGACTTCAAGTTTCGTTTCCGTACTGTGAAGGATAAGGACGGTAATGAATCTCAACGTCCGGCAATTGAAGTTAAGCTGAATGTTCCTAATGTTCAGGGCTTGATTGCTATCATCGAGAATGGTGTTCTTCCTGATAATAAGTATTCCAAGGAACTGGAACTGATCTTTGAAAGTCTGTCAGATACTATTCGTGCGGCAGCTCTGGAAAAGGTTACCAGTGATGAGAATATTACTGCTGCCAATTTCCCTTATAATGAACTGACTTGGAAGGCAATTGCAGAACAAGATCGTACTGATCGCCGTGCTAACAACATTCCTCAAGAACTGTGGGATGCATTTGTTAAGGATTACAACGATATTATGCCTGCTCTGACTGGTAAGAAGATTGAAAGTATCACTGCTGCGTCTCAAGTGTTCCGTCAAAAGTTCAACATTGTTAAGACTCGCAAGGATATTCTGGTTAAGCTGAAGGAACAGTTTGTTATCTATGTTAACAACACCAAGCATGGTGAACGCTTCAGTGAAATTGTTGATCTTCTGACTAAGAAGCTGGATAACTACCTTGAAGCTGATGCTGCTGAACAACTGATTGCTAACCTGTAATTAGTTGATGATTGCAGTGATAACATCACAAGTGTAATTACTGCAATATATACGCTGGCATACCGTAAAAAGTATGCCATTTCTTTTTCTTGTCTAGTTTCTATATTGTTCTGCATTGAAACTCTTTTGTATTTTGATGGGCCTATACGTAGATCCTGCTACATGACCCTACCTTTATCTTTAGAGTTAAAACAGGTTGATCGCTGGTCAGTGTGGAACAATATAGAAATTCGGTGTATAGCTCAAAGGATAGAGCAACTGCCTTCTAAGCGGTAGATCCAAGTTCGATTCTTGGTACATCGACCAAGTTTTTAACCAGAGGATTTAACTTCCTCTCTATTGTATGAAGGATGGACTGTAATGACTAGAATTAATTGTGTTCCTGTAGAAGAACTCAGAGACAAACATTTGATTGCAGAGTATAGAGAACTTCCTAGAGTTTTCAAACTTGCATCTGCAGCAGTAGAACGTAATGATGATCCTAATAAATATCCTCAAGAATACACATTAGGTACAGGACATGTAAAGTTCTTTTATACTAGATTGCTTTGGCTATCTCAACGTTTTCAGGAAATTCGTACAGAGATGCTTAAGCGTGGATGGAAACCTCAGTTCTCTGAGACTCCTGTGTTTCCTAATATTCCACAAACTTGGTATCAGTCTTGGACACCTACAGAACAAGCTATTGAAATTAATAGACAACGAATTAAAGAACGTAGTCCGGGTGTTTAGCTTAATGGTAGAGCAGAGTCCATTATAAGGCTTTGATATAGGTTCGATTCCTATAGCACCCACCAAGAACAATGAGAGAATATCAGAATATCTGGGTCCAGTTAAAGAGTTTAACTCCTGATAAAGCATTGACACAAGGCGTACGTGTTAGTGCTAATAAAGCCTTTCATAAAAGAATTATAAAGGCAGTCAAAAAAGAAAAATGGATGGACCTAGAATTCAAATTAGAATTAGATGACAAACAAGCAGAATTAAGTACAAGAATCTCTGGTTCTATTATAACATTTTATTTGGTGAGATCAGTTTCTTTAGAGGATTTGATATGAGAAACAATTCATCATTAGATTTAGTAGTGATTAAGGGGGATCTAGATAAAGAGACTTCTAAAGCAATCTTAATCAAAAATATAACAGCTATTCTTTATGAGAATGAAGACTATCTCTCAGAGATATCTAATGAAAATGCTTTAGCACAACAATGGTTTCCATTCTCTCAAGTGTCAAAGATTTATCGTAATCCTGCACAAGGTGAAGATGAACTTCATGTTAGTTCTTGGATTTGCAAACAGAAAGGATTGATTTAAAATGTCTACCAATGAATTTACTCCTGAAGATCAAGAAGTTATTGAGAAGCTGCGCAAGACTGCACTAGAAGCTGAAGCAAATTTTACTAAAAATATTGTAGATTCTATGCAGAATGCTATCAGTAGTGGTATGCCATTGCATTTGATTCATACTCATCTTAGTATCTTTGCTAATCAAACCCTTGGTTATATCATGACAATGGATTCTTCTAATAAGAAAGGACATTAAGATGTTTGAAAAAGAAGCTACATCAGCTCAATTTGCACAGAAGATTGCTGAACTTAAAGGAATGATTGAGAGTAAACATCCTCAGATGGGAACACTTCTTGATCAAGTTCATGCAGCTCTAAAGAAACAACCAGAATGTGTTACTCTCTTATCTGAAGAAGATATTGGAGTTATTGCAGATGGTCTTAAGATCCAAACAGGTATTGAATTTTCTGCGGCTCTAGCTAAACCTTCCGGAACAAAGAGTCTTAAGAGTAAGATTCAACAGCTTGGAGCTGATGCATTTTAATTATGGATAGTCCTGATGACCACATTAGGAAAACAAATATCCTATTAGCATTCAATTACATTTCAAGAAATATTCGTAGACAGAATAATTTTTATTCATTAATAAGATGGCTAGATGTTTGGGATGTTCACAGATATAGGTATACAATTGAAGATCATGATGAAGTATTTTCTCTAACAAATCTAAAGCCAATAGTAGATAAAGAATCTTTAATGTGGTATTGGAATGCATTAGATATTTTGAATCCTTATCCTAAGGAAGATGCATTAATCATTATTGAAATGTTAAGAAAGTTTCTACAATGCCGGCCCCTAAATTCGATCTTGATGACATCCTCGATAGTGAACCACCCATTTCAGAATCCGGACCAGTTGTTCTCAAAAGACTTAGTAATGGTTCCTATGTTGAACCAGAATATACAGGAAAGATTGACTATAGAATCAGACAATTATCTTACAGTGCAGGAGAAGTCCTTGCAAGTTGTCAAAGAAAGTTCCAGCTCAACAGACTCAAGTCAAGTAACAGAACAGAAGTCTCCGAAGAATCAAACATTACATTCGCGTTTGGCCATGTTGTCGGAGATGGTATCCAAAAAGTCTTTGAAGGAAAATCAGAACAAGAAATAATCTGGGCAATGTATTTAGGTTGGCATGCTCCTTTGTTTGCCAAAGATGAAAGACGACATAAAAGTTTCTGGTCAGCAGTAATTGCAATTCAAAAGTTCATTTCTCTAAGACAGCAAGGTTTCCTAGATGAGTATGAACTTGTTTATTTCAATGGTAGGCCAGCTACAGAATTAGATTTCTGCATTAATTTTCCTGATGGATTTAGGTTTCGTGGTAGTGTTGACGTTGTTCTTAAGCATAAGATTACAGGTGAAGTAACAGTCATTGAGTGTAAGACTACTTGGCAGAAAGAAGTTAATCCTAATCAGTTTAGACATTCTCGTCAAGCTCTTGGATATAGTGTTGTTCTAGATGTAATCTATCCAGGACTGTCTTCTTATAAAGTTCTATACCTTGTATATCAAACAACCACAAGAGACTTCACTCCGATTCCTTTTACAAAGTCTTCTCTACAAAGGGCTATGTGGATTAGAGAGATGTTGTTTGACATTGAACTGATCAAGACTTGTGAAGAACAAGAACTATATCCGATGAGAAGTTCTTCTTGTCTGGATTTCAATAAAGAATGTGAGTACATGGACAGCTGTACTCTTAGTACACATCTACATATCAAACCTATTACAGTAGATGATATGGATAAAAAGGAATATCAAATCAATCTGACTCTTATGGATCTACTGAATGCTCAACTGAATAAACTTGATACCTACTAAAGGAACCAGATGAGATTAGAAGATAAATCAAAAGACAATACTACTCGAATAGCTATTCATGGATTAAGTGGTACAGGTAAATCCACTTTAATGTCTAAGCTAGCTGAGAAGTATTTCCTACACTGGATTACATTTGAGAATGATAGTGATATTCTTCTAAAGCTTCCTCGTGAGTATTGGAAGAATATCAATCTGATTGAGATTCCAGACAGTGCAGTATTTCCTGTAGCTTGTGATACAATGATGAAGCTCCTTAAATCTGGAGCAGGAAATATTTGTCATAAGCATGGAATCTTTGAATGTCCAATCTGTAAGAAGAATGCTCCTAAAGATTTCTCTTTCATTGATTTGAATACTTTAAATCCTGCAAGAGATATTGTTTGTATTGACAGTGGATCACAATTATCTCAAAGTATTCTAGCACATACAACTAAAGGACAACCAGTAGATTACAAACCTGAATGGGATGATTGGGGAAGTATTAGAAAGATCAGTGAATTCTTTGCATCTCAATGGCAATCATCTAAATTTAATCTTGTAGTTACATTTCATTCTATTGAAGCTGAACTGGAAGATGGTAGAACTAAACTTGTTCCTGCTTTCGGTTCTAAAGATTTCAGTAGTAAGATTGCAAAAGCATTCAGTCATGTAGTATATACTGATGTAAAGAATAAAGAACATTCAGCATACAGTTCTAGTACCTATTCAAATACAGTCCTAACAAAAAGTAGAACTGATTTCTGTATTGAAAAGTTAGATGTTCCTTCTCTAATTCCTTTGTTTCTAGAGAATGAAATTTCCTCTGAAGAAGTAAATCCAATTTCAGAGGGAGGTTATAAAGCAGTAGTTAAAGAACACACTCCTGAAATCGATAAAGAATCTCAAGAGACTAAAGCTTCCACAGCAACTAAATCATCTTTGTTAAACATCAAAGCAAGGTTAGGAAAGAAATGACTCACGTAACTTACATTGGAATTCAAGGAAAGGCACATACAGGAAAGAGTTCTGTAGCTAAATTCTTGGCTGAAAGATATGATGTAGTTTACTGTAAAGCATTTGCTGATCCATTGAAGACTGCATGTGCTGTATTGTTTGGACTTCCTACTAACCATTTCTATCAATCAGAAATTAAAGAGATGGTTAATCCTGTATGGGGAGTTTCTCCTAGACAGATTCTACAATTTGTTGGAACAGAGATGTTTCGTCAAAAGATTCAAGAACTTATTCCACATGTAGGAGAAAGATTCTGGGAACTCCGTCTTAAAAATACTGTTAATAATGATATTCTTGGCATAACTAATTGTGAAGAAGATTTTCCTTATGTATGTTATGTTGAAGATGATTATAGGGATGGAGATATCATTGTAATTGAAGATGTTCGCTTTCAAAATGAGGTGGACTTTATTCAAGAAAACAATGGTATCATTATTAGACTTTTTAAGAAGGGAGAAGAAGGAGATGTAGGACTTAAAAACCACGCAAGTGAGAATCAATCTCTAGTTTTTAATGATGATCTTCGTATCATGTATATTAATAACAACGGAACTTTAGAGGAGCTATATGAAAAAGTAGTAACTGGACTTACCAATTTTCAAGTTGACTTGAATTTTATTTCCCCTGAAGATAGAATTTAATTTTCACTCTTTTAAACATTTAGGAATTTAAATCATGGCTAAGAATCAAACTGCTGTATCCGCTGATGTTGATGCTCTGTTGGATGGTACTATTGATGATCTTAAGGATAAGCCAGAATTTAAGGCATTTCCTCCTGGTGGTCATCTGTGTCAAGTATTCATGACTCCTAAGGCAATTAAGGATGTAGGTTCTGGAGTTGAGATTACTCTCAAGGCTATTGAGACTATGGAACTTGCATCTCCTGATGAAGATAAGCCTCTGGAAAAGGGAGCAGAAACTTCTGTCTTCCTGTTCTTTAGTCATGAAAATCCGATGGTATCAGAATTTGGTCAAGGTACTTTCAAGGAAATTATGGCTGTACTGAAAGAGAAGTATGGTCAAATGTCTAACCGTAAGTTGATGGAAGCTGGTAATGGTAACGAGATGATTGTTATCACTAGTCTTCGTTCAAACAAGGATAAGACTCAGAGCTTTACTTCTATTGAAGCAATTCAATTTCCTGAATAATGCAGTAGAGAACTAAAGCTGAGGGAACTATGGGAAACTGTAGTTCCCTTTCTTTAGTTTTTTTTATTCGCAGGTTGGTGAAATAGGTAGACACAGCAGACTTAAAATCTGCCGATCGTAAGATCATACCGGTTCGATTCCGGTACCTGCGACCATTTAATAGGTGTTATATGGCTAGTAATCAATCTCCTGCTAGTATTCAACAGAAAAAGTTATTCATCCTACTAGGACATATTCAAACTCTTAAGTCTCTCATGCATAACCTAAAGAGAGAACTTGAACAGCAAGATATTCCTGTAGTTAAATACAATTGTGTTGCTGATCAGCTTCATATAGAACTATCTAGGATGTATACTAAGGTTCAAGATTTGATGGCTAATATTCCAAAGGATCATAAGAATGCAGCAACTAATTCTACTGAAGCTGAATAGTGCATTAGATTTTTGTGCAATTGTTCTAGTAAAGTTAATTCTTTTATTAATCTTTATTAGTACAATTTGCACAATTTTACTTTGTGCTATTTCTCTTCCAGTCTCATTAGTATTTATGTTCTATAGACTATTATCTATTTAATCTTATGGCAATTAATATTGAAAAGCTTAAGCAACAAATTAAAATTAAAAAACTAAATGAAGCTGCAGGCATATCTTCAATTCAAAAACCAAAGGCTCCAGTAGCTGATAATGCTGCATTCATTGGAGATGAAGATGATCGTAAGTATGTATACATGCTCAAGAAAATGTTCGGTGATAAGTACATCGTTCCATATACTAATCCTATGGAGATGCTTACTCACTTTGAAATGTTCTGTAGTCATAACCATGTAAAGTATGTAGCTACAACAAATGTTAACTTGCTAAAGAAGCTTGTTGCTTTGCGTGGAGAGGTAAGTAATCCTACCCTTGATAACTATGCAGGATCATTCTTTGAATACAAAGGTATTGAGATTGTATTCTTGAACCCTCTCAGGCAATTACAGACTATTCCTTACGGCAAGTTCATTTGCGAAAGGAATATTTCAAAGTTGGTACGTCCAGATAAATGGCCAGAACCTACACTGTTTTCATATTGTCTAGCTACATCAGAGAATGTAGAGCATTTGTACAATCAATTTAAATATGCAGCTCTAATCGCTACTGACATTGAGACAAGTAAAACTAATCTAGCCATTAATTGTATTGGATATACAGCTGTATTCTTTAACAATCTACAACCATACACCGTATCTTGTACTCTGCCAATGGATTCTATGTGGGCAGTTTACTGGATGAGAAAGTTTAATAAGTTATCTGCAGATAAGATTTTCCAGAATGGTAAGTATGATAATGCTTATCTTCTAAGATATAATAGTGTTCCAGTTAATTGGTTCTGGGATACTGCAACAATGTTTCATTCACTCTATAGTGAACTGCCCAAGGATCTTGCATTCCAAAATGCTTTCTGGCTTAGGAAAGTAATCTATTGGAAAGACTTGTCTAAGACAAATGACAAGGAACAGTATTTCAGATATTGTGCATTAGATACTTGGGCTACTGCTAACGTTGCTTTGCAATGGTTTATGCAAGCTCCTGACTGGGCTAAGAGAAATTACTTTCTTGAGTTTCCTCTTAACTTTCCTTGCCTTCTCAGTGAAATGACTGGGCTAATTAGGGATCAAGATAAGTTAGTGAGTACCAGAAAAGAGATGGATGTTAAGCAAGAAAAGTATTTGAACTCTCTCAGGAAGATGGTTAATGTTTCTACTTATAATCCAGGATCTCCTCAACAGACAATTAAGGTAATGAGAATTTTTGGAGATAGTGAAGCTACATCTTCAGATGAAAAGCATGTAAATAAGTTTGCTATCATTCATCCCATTAATGCTAGGTTTGCAGGGGTGCTCAAGAAGTATAGATCCACTACTAAAATCATTACATCTTATCTCAGACTTGACTCTGATAAGAACAAAGAAACTGATGAGAAGGGTGGAGCAAAAGAGTATAAAGGATTCTGGTTGTATTCTCTAGTCCCTCATGGAACAGATACAGCTAGACTTTCTAGTGGAGAACATGCTTTCTGGTGTGGTCAGAATGTACAAAATGTTTCTAGTCGTAATGGTCCAGAAGTAAAGCAAACTGTTAAAGCCCCAGAAGGATTCTATATTGGAGAGAGTGATCTAGAACAAGCAGAGACAAGAGATACAGCTCACATTGCCGGAGAAGAAAATCTCATTAAGAATGTAAGTGGTCCACATGATTTCCATTCTTTGAATACAAGTCAAATGAGTGGACTTCCTTACCACACCATTTACGATGATGATAGAAAGAAGACTCTTAACAAGAAACTTCGTGATCTATTCAAGAGAGTGAATCACGGAGCTAACTATAACATGGGAGCCAACACTCTAGTTGATACTATGGGTGTTGATAAAGTATGGGAAGCTCAATCACTTCTTAAACTTTCTTTTGTTTCTCCTAAAGCTATTACTCAATATCTTCTGGATAAGTTTCATGAGACCTATCCAGCTCTTCGCAAATATTATGATAAGATTGTATATGAAGTCACAACCACTAATAGAATTACTTCTAGAGCTTACCACCATACTGCTTACAATCTTGCTAACTTTGAAGAAGATAAATATATCAGAAGTGGTGATTGGACTAGATATTGTTTTGGAGATCCTACTTCAAACAAGCTCATACTTAATTCATATGTGGCACATCCTCCACAATCCCTTAATTCCAGGACTTTGAATGAAGCTTACATGGAAGTGTTTTATAAGGTAGCACTTCCACATGCAGCAGATTTTAGACTGAATGCTCAGATTCATGACTCAATTCTTTTCTGCTGGAGAAAGGGTTGCTATGATCTTCCAGCTAAGGTTAGAAAGATCATGGAAATTCCTTTGACAGTTCTAGGAACTGATGGGAAGAAAAGAACATTCACTGTACCTGCTGCACTTAAGATTGGTAAGCAAGCATACGATGCAGTTAATAGACCAGTAGTCGATGACTTCGGAAATGAAGTTATTGAGTATGCAAAATATTGGAGTGAAACGGAATAATCATGCCGACACCTAAACTTGTAGAGATTTATTTCTATGATGGTCCAATGAGGGGAACATATAAATATGTACCTGAAGATGAACTCCTAGGAAGAAATGTATACAGAGTAGTTATACCTTTAGATAATACAATTAGATCAAAAGAAGTCCATAAATATAATGAAGTAACTTGCTCAGCCACAATACATAATTATCTGTATTTCAAACTTCCTTATAATAAGTGGAGAGAAGATAACAGATACGTTTTGATGTTGGAGTAATAATGAAAACTATACAACATCCAAGCAACAATATGGTTCTTGAACCTCCACCTGGATTTACAAAAGAACAATGTGTTGCTATCCCTATAACTAGAGTAGTATATAAAGACTCAGGTATTTCTTCAATGTTATCTTTTTGGGAATTAGATGACATTGATATAGAAGCAATTCTATCTAACAAAGGAGTTGTAGTTCTAGAAGTTTTAGGAACAGTTCATCCTCCTATTAGACTTAGAGTAGCACTCAAAGATTAGGATTCACTATGAAATTAGTATCAAGTCCTCATTATTCTTCAGCTGGCACAATAAAGAATATTGGGATGATTGAAATTGAAGATACAAAAGATTTGGAATTGTTGAGAGAAATTTTTCAAAGAGCTTTGAATACTTGGGAACAATGTCCTCCAGAAGTTAAAGAGATTGCAGATAATCTTATCTATGGAAAATCTTTTCCTCCTTACAATAATGATCATGTAAAGATTGCTAAGGTACTTCAGAAACCTAAGACAATTATTCAAGGTGAACTTCCTGTTTGTAGTATTTGTGGTGGGGAAGGACTAAGTCATTTGTTTAGTGGACTTACTAAACCTTGTCCCAACGATCCAAGATACCAGCCAAGAGGCTTATCAAAAAGATAACAAATAAACAACTCAGTGACCTCCACTTAGGAACAAAGCATGGAGGACTTTCTAACGTCCTATATTGATTATCGAAAGAAAACTGAATGCCCAATTATTTATCATAGATGGGCAGCATTATCCCTTTTAGGAGCTTTCTTAGGAAGAAGAACTTGGTTTCCTCATGGCTCAATGAAGTTAACAGGTAACCAATATCTAATCTTCATGGGAGTTTCTGGTACAAGAAAATCAACTGCAATATTAGAAGCAAAGGATTTACTTTCACAGACAGGATATGATTTATATTCCGCAGATAAAACTACAAAAGAACAATACCTTCAAGACTTAAATGATTGTCCTAAAGGTATTGGTGGGGATAAAGACTTAGAGTCTATATTGAATAGTGAATACTTTACAAGCGATGATTCAGTAGAAAGTTATATTGTAGCAGATGAGTTGAATGATCTATTTGGAAATACAGATGTTCTTGGATTTGTACAGTGTCTAGGTAAGTTGTGGGATTATAAAGGTACATATAAATACAGATTAAGAAATGGAACAAATGTTTCAATTCCAAATCCTTTGATAAGTATGTTAGGAGGAAACACTCCTAGCAGTTTTGCAAAATTATTTCCTCCAGATATTTTAAGTCAAGGATTCTTTTCAAGGATATTATTGATTCATGGAGAACCTACAGGTGTAAAGCATTTCAGAAAACCTGTACCAGATGATAAACATACTAAACAATTACTACAAGTTCTTGAACAAATCAGAATAACTATAGAGGGTGAATGCAAAGTTACGGATGCTGCATGGGATTTATTAAAACAGATTTACGAAACACCTATAGACTTTTACGATGTTAGATTTGAATCCTATCCTACCAGAAGATACACACATTTAATGAAACTATGTTTACTGTGTGCAGCTAGCAGAATTAGTAATACAGTAGAAGCTAAAGATGTAGTCTTAGCAAATACCATGCTTACATACATAGAATACTTTATGCCTAAAGCATTGGGGGAATTTGGTAAGGCCAAAAATAGTGATGTTACTGATAAGGTAATTAGATATATTGAAAGTTCTATAGAACCTCCAAGCATTCAGGATATATGGAAACAAGTTAGTAATGATCTAGAAAGGTTTTCTTTACTTGGAGATTTACTTAGGAATCTTGCGCAAGCAGATAAAATTCTCCAGGTAGCTAATAACAACAAAACTGTGTTCCTTCCTAAGAGAAGATTGATAGGAGTACAAAATAATAATGTACTCGATTTTACACTTTTAACTTCTGAAGAAAGAGAGAAATTAGCATGACTACTGAATCTACTGTTGATACTGAGAGTTCTTCTCGCTCTAATTGCTGGGTAAGTGTTGGCGATCAAATCATTCGTTATGATAGATTTGTTCTACAACTATTTAAAGCTGATGTACAGGATAAGATGTTGCTTCATGCAACTGT